CAGAAGGGTATAGCTGATCCCTTTGGAGGAAATAATGCAGGATTACTCACAGCAGGAGGAAGTCACAACGCTTCTCAAGTCAAAAATGATAATCTTTCGTTAACTAGTGGCACACACTATACAGCTTCTTTATACATTAAAAAAGGTACGTCCACAAAGACTAGACTAGGTATTTACCAAGGTAGTTGGATATTTTGGGCAGAGACAACTTTTGATGCCAGTGGGGTTCCAAGCTCAACAGGTAATTTAAACGCCACAAATATATCTTACGAAAAAATAGGAGATGATGGATGGTATCGATTTAGCTTCGTAGGCAAAGCGACTGCAACAGCATCTAATCATTCGTTAATATTTTATCCCGACAGAAACGCTACAAACAAAAACACTTACATCTTCGGAGCGCAGCTTGAGGAAACACAATACGAGTCCACTGGAACTGAGCAGATTACTAATGGAGACTTTAGTAATGGGTCTACAAGTTGGGATATTTCAAATAATGCAGGAGGTACTGTTGAGGTTACAAACGGAGCTTTAAGAATTGCTTCGACCGACTCTTCTTCTAATTTTGTAGGAGTTTCTCAAGACATAAATTATGTGGCAGGGAAAAAATACAAAATCACTTTCGATTATGTAGCTAGTGATTTAAACACAGGAAGCGCAGGACTTACTGTCGTGCATCCAGAATCGACAATGGTTTTCACAACGAGCGGAGCTAAGTCGATTGAATTTACTGCTAGTTCAACAGCAGCCCACAGCACTTTTTTCAAAAGAAGAATGGGTAGCCAAATAAATGACTTTACTATAGACAATGTAAGCATTTTGGAATACGACCCAGAACTTCAGACCTACGCCCAGACTCCAGTAATATCCAACGATGGCTCAAGCACAACTGCGACTACTCTTGGAGAGTTCAGCGGACTTGAGAATTTGTTGCGTAATTCTGAAGACTTTTCAAGTGTTTGGAACGTAGCTAACGGAACCATTACAGCAAACCAAGGAACCGATCCAAACGGAGGAAACGGAGCAGATTTATTTAAACCTACTAGTGACCAACCAAACACTGTAGTTTATCAAACGGCTACAGGAGTCACAGGAGGAACTTATGTAACATCGGTTTATGCTAAAGCCTCTGGAAAGAATTTTATAAACATGAGAGGAGTAAATGACGCTACTGGATATGCGTGGTTTAACCTTTCAAACGGCACAGTAGGGACAGTCAATAGTTCTATTCCTGCAACTATCGAGTCAGTAGGTAACGACTGGTATCGATGCAGTGTTACCCAAGTCGCTGATAGTACTACTGAAACTTTTGTTTTAACAGTCAATGATGCTGACAATTCATTTAATGTAACAGTAAATGGAAATGATGGGGTTCTTCTTTGGGGCGCACAGCTAAACACCAACAGTCTCAAGACTTACCAGAAGACTACAGGCACAGCCCTCACTGGCGATGTTAATGTGGTGAATTGGTATAACCAAGGTGGTGGTGAGGATGCTACTCAAGATACGGCTAATAATCAGCCAAGGATAGTTAAAGGATCTGAGCTTGTGACTTCTGGAGGTAAAGCCGCTCTGGACTTTGATGGTGCAGGAAGCGGAAACACGGATCATTTAGACATTCTATTTTTACGCTACAATTCACGTTTCGATATGTTTGCAATGTACGATACGGATGATACACAATTTTCTATATTGCATGATACTCAGAACGGAATTTTACTTGCTACAACTCAAGACGGAAGTTCAACCACTTGGAAGAACTCTAACTTTGCTAATGCTGATTCCAAAGCCTACGTGAATGGAGCGATATTATCTGCTGATACACGAGATGTGCTACACGATCAAGGAGGCTCAAGAAAGCTAGTTACTTTTGAGAATTGCTATACATCGAGTATAGGAAGTCTCAACATAGGTTTAGCAGCAGGAGATACGAGTTGGAGTTTCTCAGGAAAGATTTGTGAATTAATCATGTTTCCTAACATGAATCCTTCGCAGAAAAGATTTGAAATAGAACAAAATATTATAAGTGCGTATGATTTGAGTCTTGCTCAAGCAAACTTTGAAACTAATGTAAATGGGCTTGGTCCTTCAAATGCTCTTGGAGCAACAGCGACCATAACTCACGAGACTACTGATCCGCTAACAGGGTCAGGTTCAGCGAAAGTTTCGATAAGTGGGGCTGTCGGAGCAACGAGCTATCCAAGGTTATACGGAAATAATGCAGGGGTTGATAATTTATTTCTCCCAGTAAATCCAGTTGTCGGAGAGAAATATAAAATTACCATGACCACCAAGTTGATAAGTGGAACTGTCCAAATGATAGGAATTGGTTTTGGTGATCAAGGTGGCAATGGTTCTAATGGAGAAGTCTCAGGCGAGGATATTACATTTAGTGGGACTCAGACTCATGTATTTGAAAAAACACTTACCTCAGTAGCAGGTTCAAATACGGGTAGAATACATATAGCTTTTAACGGAGAACATACAGGAGTATTTCTCATCGACTCAATTAAGATCGAGAAGACAGGAGTTCGAGGTTTTGTAACAAAGCTCTACGATCAGACAGGAAACAACTGCCATGCCCTTCAAGCGACTGCTGCTAATCAGCCTCAGATTGTTAGCGGTGGAGACTTAATCAAGTCAGGGAATCATCCTGCACTTGAATTTACACAAACAAGTCCAAACTATTCTAACCTTGAAATACATGGAGTAAATGCAGCTAGAGCCGATTCTTGGTTCGTTACAGACACTTCAAGCACTCAACATATTTACCCATCACAACACGACAATGGAGGCAGACATGGTTGGATTGCTCAAGATGGTGACTCTAATATTCAAGCCCACCTCGGTTACGGAGGAGAACCAGTAAGACTATATACTAACGGAACGCTAATTGGAGGCTACGACATTACAAGAGATGACGTTCACGCAGCAATTAACGGACGGAAGTTAGTCCATCACCAAGACGGAGACACAACAGATTGGACAATAACTCAATTTGGTTGGTACGGAGAAGGCAATGCTGTCAGTTCTCACATCCCTTGGGGTTACGAAGGAAAGATGAGTGAGATGATCTGGTACGACTCAGACCAAAGCTCTAACAGAACAGGCATCGAATCCAACATAAACACTCACTATAACATTTACTAAATCATCACATGGCATATCTAATATTTGACAGCAAAGAAGAAGCACAAGCTCGAAGCGAACAAGCAGCACAACAAAAGAACACTTCATTCTGGTCTACAGGCAGTGGCACAAAATACTGGTGGGGTTGGTCTGTTGAAGCAGCCGAAGAAGATCCTCGTGCATTCATTGAGATACAGAAGAACACTTGGACAGACGAGGAAACAGAAGAGGAACACACTAACATTCCTGATGAAACTCTACTCACTGAAGAAGAGATAGCGTCTCTTTCGTCTGAGCTTCCAGAAGATTGGGTATTTCCTCCTGATCCTATGGCAGAGCCTACAGAGGACGATAGTGATGATGATGATGACGAAGAAGAACCTCCACTTGTAGATTAATATGATTGATTACCTTTTAAAGTTTGACTCTAAAAACATGGCGATTGTGTTCGCTGAACAGATGGGATTCACAACAACTGAAGATGAAGGAAATGGTATTGAAGTTACCCTTCCGTTATCTCAAAGTGAGAACCACGTTTACACAGTCATTGGCGAGTATTTTGAGGACACTGGAAAGACCGAAACAATCAGAGATGAAACTGGCATGGAGTGGGAGCAACCAATAACGAAGGGCGATGGTAAGCACTGGGTTCTATTTAGAGACATCAAAGGAGACATGGATGCCGATCCTGCTGAAGAATTTATAGTATGGCACTCGAACATGACCGAGCGTGTTAGAAAGCGTGACGAGAATGGTCAGTTCATTGCAGATGATCCAGACACCCCAGAGGACGAAGCGTGGGAAGAAGTTCCAGTGCCTAGACCTGAGAACGCCCCCGATAGAATATTTTTATAATTTATGAATTACGAAAACCAAACAGCCGAACAGCTTTATACAAAGCTAGAAGGCAACAGAGACACTTATCTCCAAAGAGGAAGACAGGCTGCCAAACTCACTTTACCTTATGTATTAACTGAAGAGGGTTTTGGTTCTGCAAGTAGATTGAATACTCCCTTTCAAGGTATAGGAGCTAGAGGAGTTAATAACCTTGCTTCTAAGTTACTGCTTGCACTGCTTCCTCCTAACTCACCTTTCTTTCGTTTACAAGTAGATAACCAAAAATTACAAAACGAGGGTACTCCAGAAGAAGTACTCAGTGAAATAGAAGCTGCTTTAAGAAAGGTAGAGGACAACGTGATGAGTGAGATTGCTTCTGAGAGGTACAGAATAGCAGTACACGAAGCTCTCAAGCAACTCATCGTCACTGGAAATGCTTTACTATACATGCCCGAAGAAGGGGGAATGAGAGTGTTTCGTATCGACAGGTTTGTTATTGAGCGTGATCCAATGGGTAACGTTTTATATATAGCAACAAAAGAAACTCTTAGCTACGAGGCACTGGATGATGAAATAAAAGAAGTTATCCAACATCCTAATCCTTCGACAAAAGGAGCAATGGACTCAGTAAATCTTTTCACAGCAATTTGTCGATATGGGGATAAATGGCTTGTCAAGCAGGACATAAACGGAACACTGTTACCTAAAACTGGTGGGATGTTGCCTCTTGACAAGTCTCCTTATATTCCGCTTCGCTTCTCTAGGATTGATGGAGAAAGCTATGGCAGAGGTTATGTAGAAGAATATCTTGGTGACCTACAGTCGCTTGAGTCACTTACAAAAGCTATTGTAGAAGGTAGTGCAGCAGCAGCCAAGGTATTGTTTTTGATAAATCCAAATGGAACAACAAGACCTAAGACACTTAGCGAAAGTCCTAATGGCGCAATAGTCCAAGGTAATGCAGCAGATGTCTCTACGCTTCAGTTAAACAAGTTCAATGACTTTAGAGTTGCAGCAGAAACAATCAACTCGATCAAAGACAGACTTGGACAAAACTTCCTTCTTACAAGCAGTTCTATTCGTAATGCAGAAAGAGTTACAGCAGAAGAAGTTCGCATGATATCTATGGAACTGGAGTCAGCCCTTGGTGGTTTGTATTCCTTGCTTAGTAATGAACTACAGTTACCTTTGGTAAACAGGCTGATGTCTGTAATGCAAAAGAAAAAAACCATGCCTAAGTTACCAAAGGATCTTGTAAATCCAGTCATTGTTACAGGTATCGAGGCTCTTGGAAGAGGACATGATCTTCAAAAGCTTGATGCGTTTCTAGCAGGAGCAGCACAGGTAGTAGGTCCACAAGCAATATCTACTTATGTAAACATAGATGAGTACTTTAAGCGTAGAGCAACAAGTCTTGGTATTAAACTTCCTGGACTTATTAAAACTCAAGAAGAGATAGCTCAAGAGCAGCAACAAGCCCAACTCATGCAGATGGCAGAAAAACTTGGACCATCAGGTATTAAAGCTGCTTCCGATCAATCACTTGCTGAACAACAACAGCAGGAACAACCAACAACAGAATAAAATACTAACCACATTAATGGGAGGAAACCAAAAACATGTCAGTAGAAAGAGTCGAAATAAACGAGCCAGTAGAAGGAGAACAGATGTCTCTAGAAGATCAACTAGCTCAACAGGAAGCAGAGAACCCAAACTTAGTTCAACAAGAAGAGCAGGAACAACCAATACAACAAGAGCCTTCTGGACAAGAGGTAAGTGATGAGCAGGAGCTTATTCTTGGTAAATTCAAATCACAGGAAGATCTTGCGCAAGCCTACGAAAACCTCGAAAAGAAGATTGGGGAGCAGCAACAGACATCAAAAGAAGAAGGACAACAAGAAGAAGAAGCTCCAGTACAACAAGGTAATGTATCTAATGCAATCCAAGAAGCCAGTGATGCTTATCTTGAAAAAGGAGAACTAAGTGAAGCAAACTACAAGGCACTAGAAGAAAGCGGAATACCTAGAGATTTTGTAGATGCTTACGTAAGAGGACAAGAAGCTACTATTGAATCTGAAATGGCAGAGATAAGAAGTACTGTTGGAGGACAAGATAATTACAATCAAATGATAGAGTGGGCTTCTGCTAATTTACCCGAAGAAGATATAAACAGCTACGACGATATAGTTTCTACTGGTACACCAGAGGCAGCTAAGATGGCTGCAAAGGGCATGTACGCACGATATATGAGTGAAACTGGAGGAGAGTCCATGAATATCGCAAAGGGAGGCACTTCTGGAGCAGCTATCCAACCCTTTAACAGTAACGCTCAAGTTGTTGAAGCTATCAATGACAGACGTTACGAAATGGACCCTGCATATCGTGCAGAGGTTGAAAGAAGAATTTCAGTATCAACTAATATATAAAAAAGAACATGATAACATATATCCTAGAGAATAAAGCAGAGCTTATTAGCATCGCTACGGCTGTGGTTACTGCTGCTAGTTTGATTTCAGCAATGACACCAAACAAGACAGACAACAAGATCACAGGAATAGCTCTTAAACTTATCAACTGGCTTGCTCTTAACGTAGGTAAAGCAAAACCAAAGGAATAATTATGATTAAGTTACTTGTAGGTTTTCTTTTCAACTTTCCGAAGATCTGCGAGTACTTCTTCAAGATTGTTGAAGCTTATGAAAAGGAGGCATATAGTCGCAGTCGTAATCGCAACGTCGATCTTATTGACGAGTGGTTGCAAGATGATACAGCCACCTCAGAGCAAGATTCCCCATTTTATCTCGAAACTCAAAGCCCATTCGTTCACAAAACCTCAAAAGGAGACTATCGCAGAGATCCTGAGATACGTGAATGACCTTGAGCATACTCGACAATAAAATTTCAACACACAAAAAAGAACACAAATAAACCAAATAGCGGTTTGTTTCGAGTGCAGCCCCTTGCGAGGGATAACTAATATCAAAGAACAATCTGTATAGGTCTTTTAGTTTCTTGGAGTGCGTTGTTTATAACAGAAAATAAAACAACAAACACAAAAACAAAAAAGAAAGGTACATATAAATTATGTCAGACGCACTAAGCCCAAGTAGATTGGGACAAGCAAATAAAACTGGCTCTACTGATGCTTTGTTTCTCAAAGTATTTGCCAACGAGATTCTCGCAACATTCGAGAAGACTCAGATAATGAAACCACTGCACACTATCAGAACCATAAGTTCTGGTAAGTCAGCGACATTTCCAACGATAGGCCAGGCTTCTGCTCTATACCATTCTCCTGGTGAGAACATTATGTCAAAGGCTTCTAGTGGAACTACAAGTAAGTACAACACAAACTTCAACATGAACGAAGTTGTCATTAACATTGACAAGATGTTAGTGAGTTCAACATTCATTCCGAACATAGACGAGTTGAAAAACCACTTTGATGTGAGAGGACAGTTCTCGAAAGAATTGGGAATTGCTCTTGCTCAGAGATTTGACAAGGCAGTATTGAAGACTCTTGCAGCAGGTGCAGCAGGAACAGGTAAATCAGGACAGCCAAATGGTATTGCTATTACAGGTCAGACTACTAATACAGCAGCAGGACTTGTAGCAGCTTTAACATCTGTCGCTCAGAAACTTGATGAGAACGACGTACCAGATGATGGCACTCGTTTTGCTATCCTTACTCCTGCTCAGTACTACACTCTTGTAGGTAATGACAACATCGCTATCAACAGAGATTTCGGTGGAACAGGTAACGTGTCATCAGGTTCATTAACTCAGGTTGCAGGACTTAACATCTTCAAGTCAAACAACTTGACTTCTATCCTTGTTGCAGATGCTTCACAGGATCAGGATGATGACAACGCTGTCAACGATCCATTCGGTTCTGGAAACGGATACAACGCAGCACTTAACACTAAAGACTTCCTTGCAGGACACCCAAGTGGTGTAGGTACTGTCAAGCTTCTTGACCTTGCTACTGAGTCCGATTATTCGGTAGCTCACCAAGGAACACTCTTTGTGGCAAAATATGCGATGGGACACAACGTGCTCCGTCCTGCTGCATGTGTTAGTGTTACTTAATTAACATAAACAACTCACAGAAAGTTTGGGTGGGGGATTATTAAGTTAGTCCCCTGCCCTCTTTCTTTTAACCTTTATTACAAAAACAACAGAATTTTTATGGCACTATCTACACAACTACAAGCTGTCAACACTATGCTAGGCTACATCGGAGAAGCTCCTGTAAACAGTATAAGTAATACAGCAGAACTTCCTGTATCGGCTGCAAACGCTGTAAGCATCCTAGATGAAACTTCTAAGGAGGTACAAAGCAACGGGTGGCACTTTAATACAGAAAGAGAAGTGACGTTGAGTCCTAGTGCAGCAGACGGAAAGATAACTCTTGCAGCAGACATTTTACAAGTAGACCACGAAGGTACTGATAATATTGATTTAGTACAGCGAGGGACTTCCCTTTATGATCGTAAAGAAAAAACAGATGTCTTTACAAACGATATAAAAGTTACTGTAGTTAAAGAATTACCTTGGGATAGCCTACCAGAACAGGCAAGAAGATATATTACTTTAAGAGCTACAAGATATTTACAGTCTCGTATTGTTGGTTCTAGGGAGTTAGAAGCTCTTATCCTTAGAGATGAATTTGCAGCAAAAGCAAACCTTGAAACATCAGACAACAGGAACGCAGACAGAACAATTTTTGACAACTATGATACTTACACAAGAGTAGGTATAAACAGAACATCATCCTTATTTTAATAGATGCCTTTAATAAATACTTCATTAGCCAACCTTGTCCAAGGAGTTAGTCAACAACCAGACACTCTTCGTTTTGATGGACAATGTGAGGAGCAGATAAACGCTTTGTCTTCTGTTTCTGATGGCTTAAAGAAGCGACCAAATACTCGTTACCTTACAAACTTAATAAGTTCTGCTATAGCTGATGGAGCTTTTGTTCATTTTATTAACAGAGATAAGAACGAGAAGTATGTACTAATTATAAATAACAACGTAGCACAAGTATTTAACATACTAAACTTTGCTTCTGTAACTACGACAGGATCGACAACTTATTCAAGTAGTGACTATCTTTATGTCCCATCAGGAACTAAACCAAAAGATGTTCTTAAAGCTTTAACAGTCGGAGATACTACATTTATTCTTAACACAAGTGTAGACGTAGACAGAACATCCACAAAGAGTGCTTCTCACACATCTTCAGCAGCAACTAACAAAGCTCTTGTCTTCATTAAACAAGGAGATTTTAAAAGTCGTTACAACATAAAAATCAAACATGGAAGTAATACAATAAAAGCTTCTTATGGATCAGGTGACGCAGCAGGATCAGGAACAGGGCAAGGAGTAAATTCTCAAGCAGGACTTATAGCTAAAAAGTTAAGGGACGCATTAAACACTTCTTTAGGGGAAGTTACAGGACATGGATTTACTTTAGGAGATGTAGAAGGAATAGGAACAGGAGCAGGAGAAACAATAGTTGCGGATGATTATGATACTGGAGGAACGCCCTCTCGCTATCTTTATCCTCTCTTTGAAATATCAAGAGCAGACGGAACAGCTTTTGAAATAACTGTATCAGATTCTAAGTCTGGAACAGCACTTGGAGTAGCTTACAAAGAAGTAGGATCTATAACAGATCTACCAACAGTAGCTCCAAATGGTTTTAAAATTAAAGTTAGGGGAGACGCAGAAGCAGGAGAAGATGATTACTTTGTTAAGTTTGTAACCAACGACGGCTCTACAACTGGTGTAAGCGACGGAGGTTGGGTAGAAGATATAGGATTTGACGAGTACACGCAGTTACTTAATACAACTCTTCCTCATAAATTAGTAAACTCGTCTGCAAACACTTTTGCTTTGTCGGCTTGTACTTGGACCACTCGACAAGTAGGCGAAGACGAAACTAATCCTTTTCCTTCTTTCTTTAACGGCACTGTAACAACAGGGGACCGAAAGATATCTGACATATTCTTTTTTAAGAACAGGCTAGGCTTTCTATCAGAAGGAAGTGTTATAATGTCAGAAGCAGGAGAATACTTTAACTTCTTTAGAACTACAGTAAGATCTCTTTTGGACTCTGATCCTATTGATGTCAACGTAGCTAGTAAACGAGTTACAAAGCTTTCATCTGCTGTAGCATTTCAAGAAAACCTTATACTTTTTGGAGAGCGAGGACAGTTTGTACTTCGAGGGGGAGATTTGTTAACACCTAAAACTGTATCGATAAGTCCCATTACTAACTACGATAATGACACAAGCACTCCTCCACTTGAGCTAGGTAGTTATTTATACTTCCCATTTAATCGAGGAAGCTTTACAGGTATTCGAGAGTTTACTGTAAACACAAGTACAGACAACTATGATTCTATAGAGATAACATCTCATGTTCCCCAATACATCCCTTCAAGCGTACTTGACATGGCAGGATCTACTGCTGAAAACTTAATATGTGTAGTAAGTTCTTCGGACGCTAAATCTATTTATACTTATAAGTACTATTGGGAAGGAAACCAAAAAGTATTATCTAGTTGGAGTAAGTTTACATTTCCTTTCGACATTCGAGGAATCGAGTTTGTAGATAGTGATCTTTATATTGTTGCAGTTAAGAATGGCAAAACCGAGCTTCTTAAAATGCCAATGGAAGAAAAACTTGTAGACGATAATACAACTTTCAATACTTATCTCGACTTGAGACAATCAGCTACAGTAAGTAACGGAACTATAAATCTTTCCTATACTCCAGAGGCTTCAGACGTAATACAAGTTTATACTAGAGCGTCTGGAAGTACTGAGGCAGGAGCGTTAATACCTTCGACAGTTAATGGATCTACTGTAACTGTAAGTACTGACTACAACAGCACCCCTGTTTGGGTAGGTATAAAGTACACTATGAGTTATACTTTTAGTGAGCAGTTGTTCAAACAGAGAGCAAATAGAAGTACAAGCCCATCAGGTTATCAAAGACATTTCCTTAAAGGTGCTACAATTTTCTTTGACGATACAGCATCATTTAAAGTTGAAGTTACACCAAAAGCAAGACAGACTTATACAAACACCTTTACTAGTAACATTGTTGGATCAACTACCATAGGAACACTACCCATCGAGTCTGGGTCATTTTCTTTTCCAATCATGTCAGCAGTAAAAGACACTAAGATAAAACTAATAAACGAGTCAGCCTTACCTGGAAACTTTCAGTCAGCAGAATTTGAATCATTTATACACTCAAGAAGTAAGCGTGTTTGATCGAGTAATAGTTAGGTACGATAAGATAGATGTAATAGACGCTCATCCCGATCATGCTGATTACCTATCAGATAAACTTAGAGAAATAGATGTCATTGAGTGTATGGCTTTTGGAAGGAAACCAAAAGAAGCTCTTATGTTAGCTTTTGAACATGACATGGCAACTCTGACTGTTGTAGATAAAAACAATACTCCCCTAGCTATGTTTGGTGTAGGAGAAGATGAAGAGATGCCTTATATCTGGATGCTTGGAACAAAAGAGTTTCCAAAGGTAGCTCGAAGAGATCTCGTAAAACACTCAAAGACATGGATACGAGAGTTACTTAAAATCACAGGGGGAGCAGCAGGAAACCTTGTGCATTGTTATAATAGACCTGCTGTGCGTTGGCTTGATTGGTTGGGAGCCGACTTTACCCATCAACTTACAATCAAAGGCGAACCGTTTTATCAATTTATTTTAATCAACAACGAAGTTATAGACGAATATTATGTGTAGTCCACTAATTGCATCCTCAATCATTGGAGCAGCAAGTACCATCTCTTCGATACAAGGACAAAGGTATCAAGCAGATGCTCAAGCAGAAGCTCAAAGTATTGCATCAAGACAAGAGCGAGAACGTTATCTTGCTGAAGTTTCTGCAATGCGGATGCAACAGCAACAAGAAGGAATTGCTAGATCTCAGAAAAAAGATGAAGCAGCTAGAAGAGCTATGGAGGCTAGAGCTACTGCAACTGTATCAGCAGGAGAAGCAGGTATAAGTGGACTTAGTGTAGATGCACTGCTTGGAGATTTATCAAGACAACAAGCAGAGTATGAGTTTTCAGTAGACCAACAGGCAAGATTAACTGATGTCAACAGGCAGCTTGCTTTAAAAGAGTCAGGACTAGGATTTAGTAGAAATATGCTTCGTATTAACAGACCAATAGAACAACCAGATTACTTAGGTTCCGCAGTTCAAGGATTACAGACAGGATTGAGTAGCTTCAGTGTAATCAACAAATCAGGATTATTTGGATAATGGCACAAAAAAATAGAAAACAAGTTAACTTAGATGCTCTTGGAAAAGTAGCAGCTAACCCTTTGATAGCTCCAGTAGGAGGTACAGCACAGACTGTAATTCCTCCAGTACCAACTGAAAACTCAGCACAAAGAATAACAAAAGCTTTAAATCAGCTTCCTAACCTGTTGGGTCAGACTGCAAACATCAACATGGATTTAGGAAGAGAAGCAGCAGAGGAGCTAACAGCAGAGGAGATTAACGAAATTATTGAAGGTAAGATACCTGCTCCAGACGGAGGAATAATCGGTAAACTTGGATTTGAAAAAGCTTTTGAAGAAACCTTTGCAAAAAGATACGCAGACACTACAGGCATAGAAAGGTATTCATCTTTAGAAAATAGCTTACAAACTGATTTAGATGAATTTGTAAAAAGAGGAGCTTCGTTAGGCACTGTAACAACACATGTTAATCAAGAAGTTAAAAAGCTACAAGAAGAGCTTATGTCTAACTTTGAAGATGGCAATCATGGTCGCAAGGTTATGAACCTAATTACAGGTGAACTTTCTTCAAGAATAATAGCAGGAGCAACAAAAGGCTATGAGAAGAAAAGATTAGCTTACATGCGTTCTGTTAAATCTGAGTCAGTAAGAAACAAGTTTACTGAAGTATTAGATAAAAACATTACTCTAAAAGATTATATTGCAAACGCTGATAAAGAACTTAAACAAGCAGGGTTTTCTAACGAAGAAATAAACTCTTCTTTGCGTACAGCAGCAGTCGATGGACTTGAAGTTTTAAAAGATAGCGGAAGGCTTAAACAAGCGTTTGCTCTTCACGAAGACTTAGAAGGACTTAATATAAACAATCGTCTTTTCTTTGGTAGCCTTTCAGATAGAAAAGCTCTTGCTCAAATAGGTGCTGATTTAGTTAGAGCAGATAAAAGTCAAAGTTCAGCAGAAAGCCTAAGCGAGCCTATTAGAGCATTTACAGGTTTATCAGACAACGCATACAGAAGTTTACACTCTTACGATGTAGCATCAAAAGATGAACTTAATCGAATAGAAGTAGACTTGGAAAATGATTTTAAAGATATGTATGAAGTCTTACAACCTATGCTTGGGGAAGAAATAGGAGATGCTTGGGCTAAAGATTTATTAGAAAAATTAAAACCGATAAGAGGAATGAAGAGCGAGTCTGCCCCTCTTATGGATAGAGCTTTACAAAATCTTGTTAGAGGATTGGACATAGAAGGGAATAAGTTAGGTACTGGAGAACCTTCAGACAGATCAGAGACAATATATAGAATTAGTTATTCTAATGTAATGAAGAATCTACAAGAGTTTAGAAACGCCAGTAGGTTTGAAACTCTTGAAGGAATAACTGATGATGACCTAACTGACATAGCTTTAGCTGCTCAATTATTTGCAGAAGAAAACTTACAAGCTTCACCTAAAACATGGTGGCGAAGTACTGAGTGGGGTGAAAGTGGAAACATAATGCCCAAACAAGTTAGAGAAGCTTTTGATAAAGCAAAAGAAATTAACTGGCTTTTAATTAACAGAGTTGAAGGAAACTTAATTGATGAAGGTGCTAGGTTATTCAAGAAAAATTTAGATACAACAATAAGAAGTGAAATAGCAAAAACAAACGCTAATGAAACTGCAAAAGCAACTTTAAAAGAACAACAGGTTGCTATGGAAGTTCTTTTTAAAGAAGAGCTTGATTCCAAACTAAGAAAAGCAGCTAGGATTCTTAATCAACCAAATGAGGCAGGGCTAGTTTTATCTCAAGAAGAGAAAATTAATTCTATTAAAGAAATAACTCAGGATTTAATTAATACAGAACAAGAAAACTTTAAGAGTGTTTTAAAACAGCAAAGAGAATTTAAGAAAGACAAAGATGCCAAAGCAAGAGAAGATGTAGGATTAGATATTAACCCTGATGAAGTTTTAACAGGAAGCAGCGTAATAGACAGAACTTTTATAGATGAACCTAATTTCCCTAAATACGAATCACTAAGTTTTGATAACAAGCTAGAAGATTCTCTCAAATACTCAAAACTTCTTAGAGATCCAAACGCTACTCAAGAAGAGCTAGAAGAAACTAAGGCTAGTTTTATGGGTAATGTTAACGTTGATATTAAAAATGCACGAGCAGGGATATCAAGTTCAGACACAAAAGCATTAGCTTATATTTTAAGGATACATGGATACCCTAAATTTGATGCTAAGTTTGTTGCTAAAGATTTAGAAAAAGCAGAGCAATCGTGGGCAGAAATAAGACTGTTTAAAGATTTAAGTGAAATAGAAGATTGGCAAGAAAGATTTCAAGACGTTATAAACACTTCTTTAAAAAGAAACAACTTAGAAGTAGAAGAGCTTGTTAAAAGGAACGTAACAGAAGAAATACAACCCGAACAAAGTAAGAGGTTTAAAGAAGACTTTGAACTAATGCTAGAGCTTGGAATATATGACCAAGAAATACTAAACGATTTCTTAGAAATACAGAAGTCATACTTTTACCAAAGATAAAACATTTTAATTTTATTACTTTATGGCAGAAACAGAACTCGAAGATTCTCCAAATGTTATAGGAGAAGACCCCGAAAAAGATCCTACAATAAAAATTCCTACAGAACAAATAGTACCTAGTGAAGAGGATAGAATACTAGTGAAGGCGATGCAGTTTGATGAAAACTCTAAGGATGAAGAACTGCTTGATAGAGAAACTAGTGATGATTATAAAGCTTGGGGTGCAGGGGCTTTTGTTGAACTTACTACAGGATTTATTGGATCTGGAGCGCAAGCAGCAGCAGTCCTAAAAAACTTAAAGACTACAAAAGACGTGCTAGGAGTTGCAAAGGTAGGAGGACCAGCAGGATTTTTTGCATCAGCAGTAGGACAAGGAGTAATACAAGCAGGTATATGGGGACTTGCAAACACTTTAGGACAAACCACAAGAATTAATCTAGCTGAAAACGAAAAGTTTTCTAAAGGAGAACTGTTTGCTTCTTCGGTGTTTGGAGGACTTGGTGGTCCTGCAAGTAAGTTGGGAATAAAGATATCTCAGGTAACAGAAACAATCGGAGGAAAAGCTGTAGATGGTGTAATAAAAGTATCTGGAGAAACTTTAGCTAATAAAGGATTTTTTAAAGGAGCTATAAAAACAGCAAGGATTACTGGTAAAGGTGGAAGTATAATTATAGGAGGAAGCAGTTTTGCTGTGGCTGAGAATGCCTTTACTCAAGAGTTAGAACTGCTTCTTAATGATAGAGAAAACAGAGATGTTAATGAGTTACTTTTATCAGGTGTTCTTGGAGGAGGAGCAAACGTAGTTGCCAAAGGAGGACTTAAAGCATTAGATGTAGGTAAGGTAAAATTTAAAGAACAGTTAGTTAAAACAGCAGTAGGCAGAAGACTACAAAGAAGATCTATAATTAAATCAAAAACTAGATTAACTAAAGAAATTGCTGATATAGAAAAAGTTATAAAAAGAGCAGAGAAAGTAGATGCAGATAAAGATAAAACTATTATTGATTTCATTGCTGCAAGAAAGGTTGAAATTAGAGAAAAGAAAGAAGCTATAACTATTCTTGAAGATTACGCAGTAGAGTTAGATAAACTATCTGTAAAAAAGGGAGACAAGATAGAAGAAGTAGCTAAAGGGAAAAAACCTAAAACTGATAAAAAAGAAACTCTAAAACTAACATCAGAAGTAAGCGAGGACATCGACACTCAGATAGACGAACTTAAAATAATTAAAGATACAGAGGGAGATTTTGAAACTCAAATAAAAAAACAAGCTCCTATTGTTTCAAAAGGAAAACAAATAAAGAGAGAACTAGAAGCAGAGTATGATGATATCTTAACAAACCTCATAGCAGCTAGAAAAGGTAAAGTAGACGTAGAATTAAGTAGTAAAGAACTTGCTCAAAAAGCTCTAAAAAATGTGGAAAGAAGACTTAGAGTAAATGGAGAATTTTTAGATCAGTTAGACAAAGCTTGGGGAGAAACAGGACTAGCATCACAACGAAGAAACGAAGGTAGGATACCAGAAGTAGAAGGTATATCTGAAAGAGCAAAGTTAGAACGTGCTGCACTAGAAGCTTCAAGAGATGCCTACACAGAGTTACTTGAACATGGAAGTAAGTTTGAAGATCTTACTAGTTTGTTTGAAGGTTCAAAAGGAAGGAAACCTGTAAATGCTGCAAAAGAAACAAAAGCAAGCATCGAAAGATTAAAGAACAAGATTAAAGAACTTAGAAAACAAGAAGGCAAAGAACTAGGTTTAAACAAATCTGTAGACACCGAAGAAACACTAGCACTTAAAAAACGAGTAAAGGAACTAGAAGCTTCAACTGTTGAAACAGACTTTGATAAAGTTAAGAAAGAAATGGATGATCTTCTTGGTATTCCTTTAGAAGATTACAACAATTTATCAAAGACAGAAAAGAGTGAGTTCTTATTTAAAAGAGCAGCAGAGCTAGATATTACCAAAGCTCAGTTAAACAAAGCTAAATCAAAGATAAATGTAAAAGCAAAGGGATTAGCAAAAGAACTCAAGAATCTTGAAACACTTAGAAGTAACGCTGACTTTTATGAAAAGATTTCTAGAGCAGCAGAGTTTGACACAAAAGCGTCCTTCTCTTTCTTTGAAAGATTTAAAAGCGCAGCAAGGTACTATCATCAAAACAGAAAGTTTAACATGATTAACCAAATTCGATCTACTGCTCCTGGTATATTGTCTGGGTCTTTTTCTCTTGCACATAGAGGAACTTCAAGAGCTATCGCAAGAGTAATGGATAGAATTACACCTGCTCATAAGTCTTTAAAAGAAGCAGGAATAGAACTAGATAAACCTTCTTTAAAACAAACTGCTCAGATAATCTTTAATGACTTACTTTCTACAACAAAAGCTATAGGATTTCTTACTAGAAAAGACCACGAGTTTAGAAAAAAAGGACATGGGTATTTAAAATCTTCTACACAAAGTCTTAAACAAATGGCTTCTGAAACAGCAGGAGGCGTAGAAAGATCAGGATATAAAGATGTGTTTAACCTTCGTGCAGGAGAAAAGAGTATTGCAAAACAAATAGCAGAAGAAGGAAACAAAGCTGCTAGAACCTTAGAAGCAAAGAATAGTTTAAGAAAACAACTTAGTAATCTTACTATATCAGGAGCTAAAGGAACTAAGAATGCTTACGATCTAATAAGCTCACTTGGATTAAGAGGTTTAAACTTTGCAGATGATACTACTTTTAGAGCTTTGTGGAGACAGGCTTCTGAACAAGATGCAGGAGCAAGGGCTATAATGAAATACCCTGATGATTTAAAACAGCAAAGAAAATATAAAAATCAACTCCTTGAAGAAGAGTACTGGACGCTAGGCGAAAGCGGAATAAAGCAAGCTAAGATTACAGAACAAAACATTGGGTTATTAAATGGCGTTAGAGAAGACATGTTCTGGGCAAGTCTAGATGAAGGGTTTGATGATTTGTACCTTCCTACTGTAGAACACATTTTAAAAGGTTATGATAAATGGAAGAAAAAAGATACTCCTCTTACCTTTTTTGTTGAAAGTCTTGTAGACAATAGAATGCCCTTTGCTCAGATGGGACTTAGAAGTATATCACTTGGTCTAAAATATGATCCAATAACAAGAGTACTAGGAAAGAAAGTAATTGGAGGCGCAATAGATAAAGCTACTAAAAGAAATTATTTTAATCCTTTTAATGGTCCAATGAATAAATTAGGCGATGAAATAAAGGACATAAACAGAAAAATTAACTCAGGAAAATATACTAAAGCAGAACAAAGTAAGTTCAACGCAGCCCTAGAAGAAAAGAGAAATAGACTTTCTTTGTTAGCTGCTAGAAGAAGTCAATACAACATTGATGAATATTCAAGAATAATTACAGGAGCTACACTAGCAGGTGCAGGTTATGCAGCAGCAGAATTAGGATTATTTACAGGTGATCTTAATGAGTTAACTCAAAAGCATATTGAAGAACTCGAAGATCTTGGAATGAATCCTTATTCTATAATGACAGACAAAGGTAACATTTATCTTAGAAGTTTTGCTCCTGCTATTGATACTTTTGCAGCAGGGGCTACTCAGTACCAACTGTTAAGAATGAAGCAGAACAAAGAGTTAAAAGAAAATGACAGGACTTGGACTAAACACGTTTTGAGTACTTTAAAGTCTTCTTATGAAGCACGTTTAATGGAAAACCCTTACAACGTTACTGGAAGAGATTTAAGAAAAGTACTTGCTGATGATCCTGATTTAGACTTTTGGGCAAAAGTAGCAGGAGGTTCTATTCCTTTTCCTGCTGAAGCTAGGAATTTAGTTAAGATAATGAATGGCGAAAAATACATTAAAGACCTTAAAGGTGGAACTTTCTTTGAACGAGTAATGTATAATTCTATTGGGTTTAGTCCTGCTGAATATAAATTTGATATCTTTGGAGAGCCTATGATAAATAGAAATACTACTGGATCTATTTTAGCTAGGTACTTACCAATGCTTCCTGTTCTTGAAGAAGAAAAAACACAGTTTCAAAAACTAGGAGCAACGGACCCACATTCAATTATTCCAAGAGACTTTCTTCCAAAAGACAATGTGTACGAAGGGTTTAAAGCTAGAGATTTTGTAAATGATGAAGGTGATTCATTAAGAACAGAGTTTGCTAGAAGACTGAGAAATACAGGAATTAAAAAAGAAGTAGAAGAGTATATTAGACAAAACAAAGATTTAAAACAGCAACTAAGAGCTAAAGACGCAGAATTTCCAGAAGTTAAAGGGTTAGAACTTCTTAGGGGAGTTGCAGGTATCATAAGAGAAAAGAATAATGAAGTTAAAAAGAGTTTTGAGCAAGACGCACAAACCGAAGAAGGTAGGCTAAGATTAAATGTATATATAGGAAGAGCAAAAGAAGAAGGAGGAGAACCCCCTAGATTCGGAAACATGCTTAAAGAATACTTAGATCTAAAAAATACAGATAACCCTAAAAGGTTCTACGGAGACTCAATTATTTGGCAAGATTAAAAAATAACAAACAATACAAACCAACAAACAAAATTTATGGCGAATTCATACATTGAATACACAACAGCAGGTACAGGGACCAACGGATTGGGACAACAAACATTTAGCTACGCTGATATAGATGTTCTAAACGCTAACGACATTAAAGTCTTTGGACAAAAAAGTACAGATGGCTCAAAAGGAGAACTTACAGTCTACGCAAGAGACGCATCAGCAAAAACTGTAACACTAACACAAACTCCTTCTGCTTGGGCTTCTACTTACATAGAAAAAATTAGAGTGTACCGACAGACAACTTCAAATGCACTTGTGGACTTTGTTGATGGCGCACGCTTGACCGAGAGTGACCTCGACACCGCTTATAAGCAAGGACTGTTTGTTGCACAAGAAGTATCAGAAGATGCAGCAGGAATTGGAACTACGAGTACCAACAACCTGTCACTGAGTGGAACTACAACTGCTGCTCAGTTAAAAATCAGTAATGGAAGCGCACCTTCTACTCCTACAGGTGGAGGTATTCTTTACGTAGAATCAGGAGCTTTAAAGTATAAAGGATCTAGTGGAACTGTTACAACTTTAGGAAACGCTTAATTATCCCCACGTACATGAACAATCAATTCACGACTCCGACTGTTGGAGTTTTAGGACTTCTCGCCAACATAACACTTAACGACGTAAACGAGATATTAGCGATACTAGTAGGTGCAGCTACTCTTGTTTACATGGTGCTAAAAATAATATCAGAATTACGTAAAAAGAATAAATAACTATATGGATATCAGTAACATGACTACTGAGGAAAAAGATGATTTTCTCAAGAACATTACAGTTGACTGGATGATAAATCAGGTGCAATCAGGAGAAGCTACACCTTCCCTAATCAACTGCATCAGACAATATCTAAAAGACAATGGTGTTCATTCCTCAATCAAGCACGACAACCAAATGCAAGACCTTGTAAGTATTCTTCCATTCAAAGAAGATGACGAAGAAGAAGTCGCAAATGGTTAAAGTTATTATATATTATATGTAAAAATGTCTTCTCAAGAATCTATTCCAGAAGAACTAAAAGACTTCAGGAATTTCTTATATCTCACTTGGAAGCATCTTAATCTACCAGACCCCACTGACATACAATATGAAATGGCTGACTGGATGCAGAACGGCTCAAAAAGAGCAGTTATCCAAGGCTTTCGAGGTGTAGGTAAGTCCTGGATATGTTCAGCTTACGTTGTTCATCAACTACTTCTAGACCCTTCAAAAAACATTCTTGTCTGCTCTGCAAGTAAAACAAGAGCGGATGACTTTAGTACCTTTACTCTAAGGCTCATCCACGAAATGCCAATACTTAAACCCCTTATCCCTTCAGCAGCACAAAGATTTTCAAAGATAAGTTTTGATGTTGGTCTTGCTCCTGCGAGTCATGCACCGAGCGTAAAGTCGTTGGGCATATCCTCCCAACTTACAGGTAGCAGGGCTGACATCATTGTTGCGGATGACGTTGAAGTTCCCAACAATTCGGCTACACAGGGCATGAGAGACAAATTGGGTGAGCAGGTAAAGGAGTTTGAATCAATACTCAAACCTGACAAGGACTCCAAAATAGTATTCTTAGGAACTCCGCAGTGTGAAGACTCCCTCTACAATAAACTACTTGAGAGAGACTACACTGCGAGTATCTGGACTTGCAAATATATAACTCCCGAAAAGAATGAGAAAACATACTATGGGAGAGTAAGTCCACTTTGCGTGTCGAAAGAAAAAGAAGGTAAGTCTACTGAACCACTTAGGTTTAGTGAACTGGACTTAACGGAAAGAGAAGTAAGTTACGGCAAGGCAGGTTTTGCAATGCAATTTATGTTGGATAGCAGACTGTCTGATCTTGATCGCTATCCGTTAAAAGTAAACGACTTACTGGTAATGGACATCGATGATGAGGTTGCTCCAGAAAAAGTAGTATGGGCGCAAAGTCCAGAACTCATCTGGGGAGGCGATGTCCCTAACGTTGGTTTTACTGGTGACAGATTCTACAGACCAATGAAGCAAGTTGGAGACATGATCGAATACACAGGATCAGTAATGTCTATTGACCCATCAGGAAGAGGTCGTGATGAAACTTCTTGGGCTATTGTAAAAATGCTCAATGGTTATCTCTACGTTCCCGACGCAGGTGGGATGCAAGGTGGTTATGGTGAAGACGTTCTAAAAGTTCTCGCCATGAAAGCCAAGAAGCACAAGGTCAATTATATTATTGTCGAAAGTAACTTTGGTGACGGCATGTTTAGTGAACTGTTTAAACCTTTTCTTGGTAAGATACACCCCTGTACCATCGAGGAAGTTCGACACAGTATCCAAAAAGAAAAGAGGATCATAGACACACTAGAACCAGTGCTGAGTCAGCACAAGCTTGTAGTTTCTCCTGATGTAATTAGAAATGACTTTAGCTCGGCTCAGAATTACCCACTGGAAACACAGCTAAAGTATCAGCTTATCTATCAGCTTTCTAGGCTTACTAGAGACAGAGGAGCAATCACTCACGATGACAGACTTGATGCTCTTGCTATCGCTGTTGCTTATTGGGCAGAACAAATGTCCCAAGATGCAGAGAAAAAGATAGAAGACAGGAAGGAAGAGCTAATGGATGAGGAGCTAAGAAAAATGGCAGATAATTACTTTGGTAATAAACGTCATCACAGAAATAGTCCTAATTGGCTTTAGGATTGATGAGGTGGTCTTAGAATTACTTCTAGCTCACATGACACTATTTTTTAACAACGACGATTTTTAAAGGAAATATGAAGGATATTAAAGAAGACCTATTTAAAGCACAGGAACATATTAGCAACGCAATAGAACATCTTAACGAACTTGAGAAATTAAAGGAACAACCAAAAGCTATCCCCTTTCCCACAAATAGCATACCAAGAGAAGAGCTTAATGTTGGCATTTGTGTTGGACACAGCAGAAAAGGAGATACTGGTGCAGTTAGCTGCGGAGGCATCAACGAATGGACCTATAACAAAAAAGTTGCTGAGTACCTCAAAAGCGACTTACAGGAGTACGGAATTGCTTCGTTTATTGTAGATGACTACGGAGGAACCTACGGCTCTTATGTGTCTTCGATGAACTGGCTCGCAAAACACTTAAAGGAACAAAAAGCTTCCGTAGCTCTTGAGCTTCACTTTAACGCTGCTGCAAGCGACAAAGCAAACGGAATGGAAATGCTACACTGGCACACCTCAAGAATAGGACTCAGTCTTGCCGAGTACGTCCTACAGGGATGTAAGAAATACTTTCCCCTAGTAAAAAATAGAGGAGTCAAAGGTATAGGAAAGGGATCACGAGGAGCAACCTTTCTTAGACTTCCTACAGTGCCTTGCATTATCACAGAACCCTTCTTTGGTACAAACTGGCAGGATTGGATAATGTTCGCAGACCAAGAAGCAACTCTAAGCCAAGCCATAGCTCTTGGCGTTAAACAATGGGCAGATGAGCATATCCTATAAACCACGCCAAATCACCATAGGTGGGCATAAGTACAAAGTCGTTTATCAGAAAAACCTAGAAGACTTCGGAAACGTCGATATAGACAAAAAAATCATTACCCTCAGAGATAACCTTAAACCACAGGAAACACTCGATACGCTGCTTCACGAAGCCTTTCACGCTTGTCTAGCACTCTCTGGACTTAGCTACCTCATCGATGACGAGAACAAAGAAGAAGCCCTCGTGAGAGCGTTCGATAGCATAATGCTCCCTGTTATCAAAAGAGAAATAAAGAAAACCCTATAAATATAGGCTAAATAATTTACGACTGTATATAATAAAGGGGGGATATAGGGGGGTTTTCCAAAAAATCCATTACTTATATAGTAATTAGTAATCATAATTGTAATATAAGTAGATTAGGAATAAGTTGCAGAAGCAGTATTATAGAACAGTTATAGAGTATAACTTTAAGTAATACTTTAAGTAACCTGTATAAAGGTGTTACTTAACAACAGGTTAAATGTGGGAATCTCATTAGTTAGGCTTTAAGTAAGCTCTAGGTGGACTGCTTCTGGAACCATCCCACTGATTAGTTTTGGTAAAAAAATGTGAAGGGGTATACGTTACAAGACGAGCGACTCCAGGACCCCATAGCCCTGCCCCATCTTTTAAAATGTGTGGTAAATGTCGCCTTTTTGTCATTAAATATAGGGGGAGTCTATATTTGCAGCGAATACAGCCACTTAACGCAAGATGTTTGATCTTGTGAGCTTGGTTTTTGTTTGTTGCTTGTGTTGTTTTCTTTTGGCTATGTGTTTGTTTGTTGTCCTGTGTTTTTGTTCTTGCTTGTATTCACATTGTAAATACTCAAATCTTTTTCAATTATTTATCTTGATATACTCTTTTGATGTGCTACTTGTAACCACTGCAAACGTTTTGCAATAACTAAAAAAAACTAACCATTATTAAAAACTACTAATATGTTGCCTAAACATCTTGAAAACAGAGAAGTAATAATCCTTGATGACATAACCGAAGCTTACAGGGAGTATTATAATCACGTGGAAGAAGAATTCCTTGAAGCTAACGAAGACTTGAGACTCGAACAAATCGGATACAATAAAAAACAAATTGATGAGTTATCAGAAGAAGAACTGAGGTATGAAGAATGGGAGTTGAGGAATGAAAGATTTCTTAACAACTGTATCAAGTCCGAAAAGATAGTAAGAACTCAATTTGGATTATTATTAATAACTAATTAATTCTTTTTAAATTCTTTTTGACAATTATTTTAATCTTTTCATATTACATTAAATGATATTCTTATTATCAATGATAACTCTTTTTTCGTTGTTCTGCGTTGTTGTCGGAATCATCGAAAAATTCACTAAATAATAAACTAACCAAAAAAAAAAACTAACCATTATGGAAACTACCACTATTAACACGCCAAAAGTTCACAATATGACTTCATCAAATGGGAATAAGATTGCTAATCAATTTGTAATCGAATTGGGAATTGATGAGGAAATATTCCAAAGTTATAAAACAATAATTGCTCATAAAAAAGGTGCAGAGATAACTTTGGATTCTGATTATTGGGACTATTCAAGAACCACTTCAAAATATAGAAACTCTTTTCTTGATATGACAACGCAAGAGATAAAGCAAGGAATCAAAAGTGGCTCTATTAAGCTTGAAAAATTAAATGGTGCTAATCATTACGCTTAGTAAATAGAAGACAGCCTATCAGGTTTAATTACTTGATGGGCTGTATTCAGTTTATTAATAAAACTGAGATAAAAAAATAATATTAACAAACTACCAAAAAAATAAATGGCAAAAATACTAAATAAAATTGCAAAAGTAATTCATACAAGCGAATCCCTTAAAGAGTTAGATGGGGACTTTGAAAATTGGCATTATCAATTAGATGATAACGAAGAATACATGTTATCAAAAGGGGAATTTGGATGGCTTCAACACGTTACTAATTCCTACTCGATAGCCTCACACATTTGGGATAATTCATATTGTGACGATGATAATAATCTAATTTATAAAGTTGATTTGTTTGGAATGTCCGAAGCTCTAAAAGCTGATGGCATGGCTCCAAAGGCTGTAATGCTAGATGATGAAACAGCATTGCAAGCAATATTCTTTTATTCCTCTTATCTTGATTAAAAACAATTATGAAAACAAAACCAATATTATTAAACCAAACGCAAAAAGTAGGAAGCAACTCTAGAATTTGCTTATGGAATAGAAAACTAAATGATGCAGGGTTTCAAAGTGGAACCCCAATAAAAATAGAAGCCATTAATGGCGTTATAAAAATAACAAGAGATCCAAACGCTAAGCGCAAGGTATCAAAAGTTATTAATCATGGAAATGAATTACCAGTCATTGACCTTAAAAATACTAAAGCATTGCCACTTGCTGAGATGTTCTCACAAGGTGACAAAGTTAGTGTTAACATTGCAAGCGATCTTATTGAGATCAAAAGAAGGGAGGAGGCTTAATAATGAGAGATCCAAAAGACGATGATTTAGTTCATATTTTAGACCTTAAAGAAGAAAAGGTTTTAGCTGTAAATAATTTAGAGCTTTGTTGTTTTGTGAATGAGGAAATATTTAGTGAAGAAAAGCGATTTATTTTAGTTCCAAACGCTCATGTAGCAGAACAAGTAATGAGAGGGGAGGAAGTAAAGGTATGACAAAAGAAGTTATCGAATTGCAAGAGTTAGCAGATTATTTCTCTGACTGGTTAAGAGACATTGAGCATTCTATTGATTACGATATTTTTGATGCGGTGATGGCTAGTCTTATTAAAGATCTATGTGAGAGGGGAAAGATAAAGTCGTATGGATGGAATGAAAAAGACGGATTAACTTTTGAGATGAAAGAGGACTATAAAGATGTACTCAATTATTGAAAACGTGGAGCAACAGACTTCCACCTTATTTAATGCAAACTGGAGGGGCAATGTAAATTGCCTCTCTTTTTGTGCCGAAAATTTAGGCTATAAAATTTTTAAAATCTATAATGAAAGAGGGGAGTACGCTTCTAAACATTGCAAGCGAGGTTCATTATTAATGGAGAAGATATAAACTAAAATTATTTATGAAAACTGAAGTAAAGAAAAAAAGAAAACGACCAAGGCTTGAAAATTACCAAGAAGTAGTTAGTAAGGTTCTTGATTCCATTGCAAGACACTCAGGTTATAGTTCTGAGCGTATTAGAAACAACAGCGACCATTTAACAGTCGGTTGGAGGCATTTGGCTATGTACGTCCTACAAATACATTATGATTGGACTTTGAGAGGCATTGCAGAAGTCTTCGATCAGACAGCACAAAATGTTTATACTGCTAATAATGCTTTTGAAGCAAAGTTAAATGACGAGGAGAAGCAGCATGAATATTCACCAATACTCAGAAAAGTAATTGAGGACTTAGAGTTATGATAATGTTTGCTGCTGTTGCAGTATCCTGGTTATTACTTATTATTCTTATACTAAGATTTTTTAAAGTAAATGATTGGGAATAATGGGTTGACTTAAATAAAAACTACATCACATTAATATTATTGGAGATCAAATTGGGATTTTTTCGGCAAGTTTATTTGGTAGTTTTCTTGTTGCCCTTTTTGATCTCTTTTTTTGTCTATTTGACAAGGTTACTATTGTAATATTTATTATTAATATATATTTATTACCAAAACTAACTACCAACTATTGAAGAGAAAGGAACTACCAAAGCAATGGCTACAAGAAAAAACGGCACTAAATTTCTCGCTGATTTCATGGTCAAAAATGAACGTTACAGAAAGCAGTTTGATTCTGAGATTGAGGCAAAAGAATATGAAACGAACGTAAGAGCAAAGTTACATAGGGGCGAAAGAGTTGATAAGGATGATAAACGACTGGAGCCAATAACACTTTCACAAATGTTTACTAAGGTTGTATTAAACGTATGGCAGGGAAAAGCAAATGAGCCTACAGCGTTGCAGCATATCTCTATGATAGAAAGGTTTTTTGGTGCAAAGAAGTTAGCTCATACGATTGATATAAATGACTTTGATAGATTTAAGTTACATTGCAAGGAACTAGGAAATTCACCTGCAACAATTCGATTAAAGTTTGCAACGATTTCTAAGGCTTTTGGTTTTGCTTTTTCGAGAGGGTGGATTCCAAAAAAACCTTTGATGCCTGAGTTGGATAAAGTTAACAACCAGAGGGAAGCTTTTTTTAGTGATGAAGAAGAGGCAGATATATTGGAATACCTAGAGGAGATAGGTGAGGATTACTTTGCAGATTTTTTCATGTGGCAGATAGATACAGGGATGCGTCCAAGTGAGGCAAGAAGGGTTCACGCAAGTCAGGTATATTCTGATCCGCAACTAGGATACGTTGTAGATTTAAAGGAAACAAAGAACAACGAGCCAAGAAAGATTCCTTTGACTAGACGAGCTAACATTGCATTTCGTAATCATTACAAAAAAGGAAAGATGTGGGAGCATTGGACAAAGGAAAGAATCAGGACTGTTTGGGACAAGGTAAAAAGATCCCTTGGAAGAGAGAAAGATAGGGATTTTATTTTTTATCTTTGCAGACACACATGTGGCTCCAGACTTGTACAAAGGACAGGAAACATAGCACTGACAAAGAAGTGGTTAGGGCATAAAAGAATCGAGCAAACTCTAAGATATGCACACCTCAACTCTAACAGTTTACTAAGCGGATTAAAAGCACTAGAATATGGTGCATTGTGTGGTGACAAAAAAGGATTATGTTAGAGCAAGAAGATCTTAACCAAGAAATGTCTGAAATAGGACAGGGCAGATACAATGCACAAATTGAAAGTGCAAGAAAGTATGACCAGAACGCCCGTACAAAATCAGGACAAAAACTTATGAGAGAACTTTTGCCTGAGTTCTATGAAAGAATAAGAGAGATGTTAAGACCAAAGGCAGGTAGACCAACGAGGTGGCTTACCGACTTGAAAGAGTATGATCCAAAGAAGACTGCATTTATAACACTCAAGACAGTTCTTAACTGTATTCCTTACAAAAAGACAATGGCATCTATGAGTTATACTGTAGGTGCAGCTATTGAGAATGAAATAAGATGTATATTTTTGGTACGTACTAATGACAGAGGTGAAGGCATAATAAAAGGAGCAAAGCAAAGAGCAACTTCATCACAAGTTCCGCACATAAAACGCTCCATGAAGCATGAGAAAAACAAAAGAGGCATAGAAGATTTTGAGCCTTGGTCTAAAAGAGATCGACTGTCCTGTGGTATTGCATTAATTGAAATATTAAGATCAAGTACTGCTTTGATCGAGTATGTGTATTTAAAAGATAAAGGAAGAAAAACACCTACGAGATTTGTAACTGCAACGCCTACGACATTAAAGTGGATCGAAGATTTTAATAATCACAGGTCATTGCTTGAGCCTTTTTGGTTACCAATGGTTGAGCCTCCAGAGGATTGGACAAGCATTTGGGAAGGTGGATATAAAATTGAAGGTACTACACTTCCAAAGCTTACTTTTATCAAAACACCAGATGCAAAGTTTCTTCGTGAGCTTAACCCAAAAGATTTAAAAGTACCTTTTGAAGCTGCAAATCTTATACAAAGAACACCTTGGGAGATAAACGAGCGAGTACTTGATGTGGTCCTTTGGGCTTGGGATAATAATGTGCCTGTAGGTTCTACTATTGTTAGTCAGGAAGATGAACCTTTACCTCCTTTTCCTGTAGATGGAGATGAAAACAAAGATGTAAAGAGGCAATGGGCTGCAATGGCATCAGGAGTTTACAAAAGAAATACTTCAACGAGATCTAAGCGTGTTCTTTGTGGTACTGTTATAAAGTTAGCCGAAAAGTTTAAAGGCATGAGGTTTTGGACACCAGTGAATGCGTGTTTTCGTGGAAGACTTTATTCAATACCATCTTTTTTGAACATACAAGGAACAGATTTATCAAGAGGACTGCTGCAATTTGAACGAAGTGAACGTGTACGAAATAAAAAAGAAGCAAGGTGGCTTGCAATACATGGAGCTAACTGTTGGGGCTACGACAAAGTTTCATTAGATGATCGTGAGCAATGGGCTTATGACAACGCTGAAATGATTACACGTATTGCAGAAGATCCAACTAGAAATACAGAGTGGATGGACGCAGATGGTAATGGCTGTTTTCAGTTCCTTGCTTTTTGTTTTGAGTGGGCTGATTTTTTACGTGATGGAAAACTTAAAACAAAACTTCCATGTTCGATGGACGCAACCAACAATGGGCTTCAAATATTATCAATACTGACTCGTTGTGATTATGGTTGTGTTGCTACAAATGTTATCCCTACCACAAAACCTGCTGACATTTATGATGTTGTCAGAGTACGTGTGGAAAGTTATTTGGCTGAAGATGCAAAGCAGGGACATCCTTTTGCACAAGCGTGGCTTGACTATGGATTAAACAGATCCATGACGAAAAAAAGTGTCATGTGCTACTCGTATGGATTGACCATGTATTCTAACAGGCAGTATATAACTGATTGGTTTGAAGAAAAAATACACGCTGACAGTTGTCCTTCTCCTTTTGATTTATCTGAGTATTACAAAGCTATTCATTATCTTGCTGAAAAGGTTTGGCAAGGTGTTGAAGAAATCCTGGATCTTCCAAAACAATGTATGCACTGGTTCCAAGAGGTTTGCAATATTGTTACGAGAGAGGAGCGACATTTAACATGGAAAACTCCTTCTGGTTTTATTGTAAAGCAGGATTACAAAAAACTTAAAGATAGGAAGGTAAGTACATTCATCACTGGTGAAGCAGTTCATGTTAATTTTAAGGAGGACACAGATAAGATTTCACCGAAGGCAATGCGTAATGGTGTATCTGCTAATACAGTTCATGCCCTAGATGCTGCTTTATTACACAATGTCGTAGTGAATGCAGCCAAGGAAGACAAGCATGGAAAAGCTATTTATGATTTTGCAATGATCCATGACAGCTTTGGGACTCACTGCAAAAACTCAGATAAATTAGCAAAGATAATTCGTGAACAAGCTGTCGAGATGTTTACACCTGATCTTCTAAGGGATTGGCTTGACCAGATTAAAAAACAAAACCCTGACTTAAATTTTCCTGATCCTCCTGAGTATGGACAAGCTGAGATATCACTCATCAAGGACAGTAAGTATTTCTTTTCCTAATATTTGAAAAGGAAGTTTAAAAAAATAAATAACCAAAGGTATAAAAACATAAAATGAAAAGTATAAAACTAACTACCCCGATAGGTAAAGCTATCTATCCTAAATTCCAACCCGACTACTTTTTTGATAAGAAAGGTGTCTACAGTTGTAAGTTGCATGTGTCTAAGGAAGACTTTGAATCTTTTTCAAAGCAAGTAGATGAACATGTGGAAAAAGCCTACGAAGCTGAATCTGAAAAACAAGGCAAAAAGATAAAGCGTTCAGCGCATACTCCTTTGTTAATTACAGAGGAAGGTGACTACGAAATTAGAACAAAGCAACCTGCAAAGGTTGAAACATCAAAAGGTGAAATAGAATTTACTGTGGCACTTTATGATAGTAAGGGGCAGAAGCTTTCTCCTGACACAAATGTAGGTAGTGGTTCTCTTGTCCGTTGTAATGTTGAACTGTCAACTTGGTATGTAACTTCACAAGGGTTTGGTTACACACTGCGATTAAGAGCAGCACAGATCATAGAACTTGTTGAGTATAGTGGAGGTAAAAAAGATGAGGGCTTTGGAGCAGTTGATGGTGGTTACATTGCTGAAGAAGAATATAACGAAGAAAAGAATGAAGAAAGCAAAGAAGCTAGTCAAGCATCGACAGCAGAAGTTCCGTTCTAAGTTTGAAAGAGACACAGCCCTCTCCCTGCAAAGGGAGGGGGTTAACTTTGAATATGAGACACTGAGGATAAAGTACAAAAGACTTTCTGTTTATACGCCTGACTTTATTTTTCCTAATGGAGTTATCATAGAAGCAAAGGGTTACTTTAAACCTTCAGATAGAACAAAGCATATTTTGATAAAACAACAGACTGCCCATGACATACGTTTTCTTTTTCAGAATGCTTATAACACACTCACAAAGAACAGTAACACTACCTACGCTGACTGGTGTGATCGATATGGTTTTTTGTGGTGTCATAAAAGGATACCTACAGAATGGACGATAACAGTTTCATAGAAACTTGTTTACCATGCCCAAAGTGTGGAAGCAGTGATGCCCTTGCTATGAATGCAGATGGGAGTACGAAGTGTTTTAGTTGCGATACTTTTGATCCTAGAGATAACCGAGAAACAACATCAACTACTGAATATAATAAAAAACCAATGACTAAAAAAACTACTGACAACTTTTTAAAGGGAGAAGCAAAGGCTATAGCTCCAAGAGGATTGCATTTAGAAACTTGTAAAAAATACAAGTACCACATCGGAGTAAATGATTTTGGCAAGACTGTTCACATAGCAAACTACTACGACAAAGATTATAAGCTCATTGGACAAAAGCATAGAGATGCTGAGAAGAACTTTAACGTTGAGGGAAGGATTAGTGATTACTTTTTTGGACAGCAGCTTTGGAAAACTGGAGGAGCAGACAAGCTTCTTATTTGTGAAGGGGAAATAGACACCCTTACAGCAAGTCAGCTTCAAAATAATAAGTACCCTGTAGTTGGCATAGGTTCGGCAACCTCTGCTAAAAGTTTATTTAAAAAGAACCTCCAGTGGCTTAACACATTCAACAAAATCTATTTAATGTTTGATGAGGATGACGCAGGAAGGAAGGCTGTTGAGGAAGCAGTAAAGATACTACCTCCTGGTAAAGCTTATGTAGCAAGGTTGAATGCAAAAGATCCTAATGAACTGCTACTTAAAGGTAGAGGAGATGAAGTTGTTAAGGCATTTTGGGAAGCAGAAAAATGGAGTCCCTGTTCTATAATTGATGGAAGCACTTTGTTTGATAAGCTTACTGAAGTAAGACCAAACGATTCTATTCCTTATCCCTTTTCCAATTTAAATAATAAAACGAGAGGTCTACGCAAGTCAGAAATAACAACCTTTTGTGCAGGGAGTGGTATAGGGAAAAGCCAAGTGTGTAGACAGATTGCACATCACATTATCACGACCACTGAAAGTAAAGTTGGTTACATTGCACTTGAAGAGTCAGTCGAAAGGTCAGCAGAAGGAATACTTGGAATAGAACTAAAAGAACTGCTGCATCTGAATCCAGTCACAGTTGATGCTAAATATAAAAAAGGTTTTGAGGCAACTCTAGGAACACAAAGGTTACTTTTCTACGACCATTGGGGAAGCCTAGATCCTGATAGAATTATTGCTGATGTTCGCTATATGGCACAGGCAATGGACGTTGAGTACGTTGTGTTAGATCATATTAGTTTGGTCGTAAGTGGACTTAGTGACAGCGAATTAGGATCGGAACGCAAAGCCCTCGATGTTATTATGACTAGGCTTCGTGCGCTTGTGGAAGAAACAGGAATTGCTTTAATACTTGTTAGTCATCTTAAAAGACCAGAAGGCAACAGAGGACATGAGGAAGGTGTTACTGTTAGTCTTTCACATCTCAGGGGATCGGCTTCGCTTGCGCAACTATCAGACATGGTTATTGGGCTTGAACGCAGTCAGCAAGATCCAGAAGAACAGCATGTCACAACTCTTAGAATTTTAAAGAATAGGTTCAGTGGGGAGACAGGGATAGCAGGACACATTCACTACGACACAAACACTGGAATACTAACAGATGCAGACACAGCAAACCCTTTTTAACAACGATGTGGATACTTCCAAAACAACTATTAACCACCTTTCGCTCTGCTCTGGATATGAAGGCATCGGACTCGGACTTAGAAGGATCTTCCCGAATGTTCGAGAGATATGTATGGTGGAGAGGGAAGCTTTCAACATCGGCAACTTGGTTCACAAGATGCAAGAGGGAAAACTGGATCAAGCACCTATTTGGTCTGATCTTAGAACGTTCCCTTTTAGAAAGTTTCGTGGATTGGTGGACATCCTCAGTGGAGGCTTCCCCTGTCAACCCTTTAGCCATAATTCAAAGCGCAAGTCAGACAGAGATGAACGACACTTGTACCCCTTCATCGAAAATGGAATTAGAGAATGTAGACCTTCCCTTGTTTTCTTGGAAAACGTCGAGGGCATCATCACCACAAAAACAAGTGAGGGAGAACCTGTTCTCAGACATGTCCTTAGAAGCTTGGAATCGATGGACTACATCTGTGAGGCAGGAATATTCTCAGCGAGTGAAATTGGAGCATCCCACCACCGAAGAAGAGTATTCATTCTTTCCTACGCCAGACGTAGCACAGGCACAAAAGGTATCAAACAGACCAAACTACGGACAACTAGGACTAGCAAACCATCCTCATGTTCATGGCTCTTTTGTTCAGAGGGAGAAATCCAAGAAGGACAGAAAGGGGGAAGAAAAACTTTTCCATCCGCACCACGAAGCCCTCAAAAGAAATGGGAAAGACTACGGACTCTTGAACGCAGATTGGGTAGAGCAAATGATGGGACTTCCAACAGGGTGGACAGACTTCGGACACTTGGGGCAGGAGTTGTCCCACAAACAGCAGAGCGAGCCTTTAGAATCCTCTCAAAAAAATTAACAGAAAGAATAAAATAAGATGGAATACAAATACAACCTAGTCATTGCTGACATAGAAACAAACGCTATAGAAAACTTTACCACTCTTGATTGTCCTATCAAGTTTCATTGTATCTCAATACTTGATGTGAAGACTCTTGAAATGCACGAGTTCAACACACTCAAGGACAACATTGAAGATGGGATAAAGATGCTAGAACAATCTAAGTATGTTTGTGGGCATAACTTCATTGGTTTTGACGGACCCTGTATAGAAAAAGTTTATGGTCTTAAATTAAATAAAATCGTGGACACAATGCTCATGTCTAAACTTTTTTGTAGGGACATTGCTATCACTGATAGAAGAAGAGAAAACTTTCCAACAGCCCTTGTAGGTAAACATAGCTTGAAGGCTTGGGGTTGGAGACTTGGAAACTTCAAGGGAGATCATGGCGAAAAAGAAGACGCTTGGGAACACTGCACACCAGAGATGCAGCAGTACTGTTCACAGGATGTAAAAGTTACTTATGATTTATATAAAGAACTTATTCAGTACAGTGTGTCTTCAAAGTCACTGGAACTGGAGCATGATTTTGCAAGACTGATAAGAGTACAGGAGCTTAATGGTTTTCCTTTTGATGTAGAGAAAGCAGAGGAGCTTGCAAAAGAACTTTCTGTAAGAAGAGCAAAACTGGAGCAGGAGATGCAAGAGGTATTCCCTCCAAAGGTTGAGGAGATGAAGAGCGTGACTGGATGGAAGGTAGAGGTAGAAGGAATAGAGTATACTGGTAAGACCAAGGTTGCACTTAGAATGCAACTAAAGAAGGCAGGACTGAAGCAGAACATATCTGACCTTGCAGAAAAGATGGGAAACAAAGTAAGGACAACTCCCTTTAATCCTGGATCTAGAGATCAGATAGCAGAGAGACTGATGGAACAGGGGTGGGTTCCAAAAGCTTATGAAGGAAAACGACCAGAGATAAATGAAACAGTACTGAAACAAATAAACACTAACGAGTCACTAAAACTACTTGAATATCTTTTGGTTCAAAAAAGACTTGGCATGTTAGCTGAAGGTAAGAACTCTTGGCTTGGATGTGTCACAAAGAAAGGAAGGATACATAGCACTATCCACACAGCAGGTACTATCTCAGGAAGGTGTAGTTCGAGTAATCCTAACCTACAGCAAATTCCTGCGGTTCGTTCTGAGTATGGCAAGGAGTGCAGGGAACTTTTTAAAGCACCAAAAGGAAAAGTACTTTGTGGTAGCGATGCATCATCTTTGGAGCTTCGTGCGCTTTCTCATTTCTTGTATCAGTTTGATAGTGGTAAGTTTGCTAGAGAAATACTTGAAGGTGACATCCATCAGGTTAACGCAGATATCCTTGGAATAGATAGAGACAAAGCTAAAACCTTCATCTACAGCCTTATATACGGAGCTTCAAATCAAAGACTTGGCGAAGCAGTTGGTAAAGGAATGAAGGAAGGTAAGCGACTTAGAGATACCTTTATGGCAAAGATGCCCGCCTTTAAAAAATTACTAAGTGCTGTTGAAAGATCGGCAGAAGCTAACGGACATCTTACTGGTGTTGATGGTAGAAAGATCGAAGTCAGATCGAAGCATAGTTTACTTAACTTTCTTTTACAGAGTTGTGGTGCTGTCATAATGAAACAAGCGTTGGTTGAGTTTGCTAAACTTGCAAAGCATCCCTATGAAATGCATGCGAACGTACATGACGAAGTTCAGTTCTCCTGTCTTGAAGAACACGCACATGACTTGGGAGCTACTTTTGTAGCAGCGATGACTCAAGCAGGTAAAGTTTTAGATATCAAATGCCCTCTCGATGGTGACTACAAAATCGGCAACAACTGGGCAGAAACGCATTAATAATTATGAACAAAAGAATAGCAGCAATAGATGGAGATATGGTCGTGTACCGAGCAGGGTTTGCTTCGGAGCAGGAGATAAAATGGGAAGATGATATCTGGACACTTCACAGTTCTGAGGCAGACATGAAAGTAATTGTACAAGACATGGTTGATTACTCAGTGGATCAAACAAAAGCAGACGATTATGTCATGGTGTTTTCGGATGCTCGCAACTTCCGCTACAACGTTTTCCCTGAGTACAAAGCAAACAGGAAGAACAAAAGAAAACCTCTAGGCATTGCTTCGATAACTCAATGGGCTTTTGAAAATCACAACGGAATACGAAAAAACAATCTGGAAGCAGACGATGTGATAGGTATCCTTTGCTGCTCCAATGACAACTATGTTGCAGTCAGTGGTGACAAAGATTTTGGTACACTCAACTGCGAGTGGTTTAATTTCCTTACAGCAGAGACAAGTTACACGACAGAAGAGGAAGCAGATTATAATCACCTTGCACAAACCCTATCAGGAGATACAGTAGATGGTTTTTCTGGAGCCAAGGGTATTGGAAGTGTGACAGCAAACAAACTATTAGATAAGCATGGAGCCACTTGGCAGACAGTAGTTGATGCTTATGAATCAAAAGGACAGACAGAAGAAGATGCTTTGATGAATGCAAGGTTGTCTTACATCCTGAGAAATCCAAACGAATACAACGAAAAAGAAGGAGAAATTAGACTATGGATGCCAAAGTAATTGAAAGAAAACCACTGCCTGATAGCGGAGGAAGAACTGAGTTTGAAACAGGATCAGTAAGAGATTCTATGGAAGGGAAAGGTTGTCCAAACCAACTGCCCATAGCAGCGTTAAAGGCAGCAAGTCGTAGGTTCGAATTAGGCAGTTACAAGTATGGTGAACGCAATTGGGAGAAGGGTCAGTGTTTCAGTAGATATATCGATGCAATTTACCGACATCTCTGGGGTTTCATGGAAGGGTGTGAAGAAGAGGATCATCTTAGTGCAGTTATCTGGAATGCCATGTGTTTGTATCAAACTGATGAATGGATAAAGGAAGGTAAGTTACCCAAGGAATTAAGGGATATTTGAATTTACGACTGTATATAATAAAACTTTACTTTTTATATACATGGCAAAAAGGAAAAGAATCAAGCTTACTAGCAAACATAAAGACCCAAAAGGGGGACTAAATGCAGCAGGAAGACGAGCAGCAAAACGCCAAGGGAGTAATCTTAAACCTCCAGTTTCATCAAAGCAAGCTAAAAGAAGCCCAAAGGCTGCTGCAAGAAGAAGATCTTTTTGTGCTAGAATGGGCGGAGTTAAGGGACCAATGAAAGATAAGAAGGGAAGACCAACTAGAAAAGCTTTAGCCCTGAGAAAATGGGACTGCTAAATAAAACAAATGAGTTTATACGAAAACATTCACGCTAAACGCAAACGCATCAAAAGAGGAAGCGGAGAAAAAATGAGAAAAGTAGGATCAAAAGGCGCACCAACAGCTAAGAATTTTAAAGAAGCTGCTAAGACTGCTAAGAAAAAAAAGGGTCGTAGTAAGCTGAAAATAAAGAAGGGATATTGACCAAAAGATGGATAAGCCTTTTCCTTTAGTATCGAGCGATCTTGTAGAAACTTTGGATGATATTTTTCCTCCAAAAGAATTTGGACCGACAGACGAACTGAGGGATATGGATTATTACTTTGGTCAAAGAAATATCATTAACTATCTTCGAGCTAAACTAGCAGAACAAAACGAAAACATATTAAATAACGAGTAACACAACATGTGCCTATCAAGACCTAAAATGCCTCAACCTCAAGCACCTCCCTCGCCTCCTCCACCTCCTACCGAAATGGCAGAAGAAGTCATTAACAAAGCGGATAAAGACAGAAGGATGAAAAAGAGAAGAGGCACAAGCGATCTTACTATTCGTAGAAACACATCAATTTCAACCCCAAAATCAGGTACAGGGTCTAATGTGCCTTACTAATTTTTAACTACAGGAAAAATAAAACAGACATGGACGTAACTAATATAAACATTGCAAGTTCTGGTGCTTTGGATGGCAACGGCAACGGAGTACTTAACGCAACAACCACTCCAAAGATTAGCCCACTAAAGGGGGGAACTTATTGTTTTCTGGCTTCTGGAGCTATTCCTGCTTCTGGCTGCACTCTAACTTTGCAACACAAAGTTGGAGCAAACTATATCGATATTGGAGATGACGCAGTACTCACTGGACCAGGAGGTTGTGTGTTTACTACATCTCAATCCGATATCCAGTTAGTAATTGCAGGAAACAACGCAACAGCAAACAGCATCGACGTAGTAATCGCACCAGTATAAGCAGTAATGGCTAGACGCATCATAGCAACCAAAGACAACACGATAACCTCGCAAGGCACTGAGCCTCTTTCGAGAGAAGTAGCAAGACCTATTTTTGGAGAATCAGTTCTAGCCATTGATTATAACTTTGCTGAGAAGGACTATCTCGATGACGATATCACTTTCAGCAGGTCAAGTGGTGCTACACAGCGCAACAAAGAGGGTAAGGTGGCTTTTGCTCCACACAACCTGTTGATTCATTCTGAAGCTTTCGATCAGTGGGGCAACGCAGCAGTAGCAACTGCAAACACTCACCCAAACCCCATTGATGGTTTGATTACGGCTGACACAGTTGGCTCTAATGGTGGCGTTAAGCATAGAACTATTAGTGTTACACTCCCCCAAGCTGACACTTACATATTTTCAATTTATTTAAAACGCAAAACAGGCACGGGAATTATTCGTATAGGTGACTTTACAGATGGTACTAACGAGGTAGCGGTTACTGATGAGTGGCAAAGATTCTCAAGGACTGCAACTTTAGCAGCAGGAGCGCATACATTCACACTGCGAATTGATACCACTGATGACGAAGTCTACGCATGGGGCGCACAAGTCGAGCGTAGACTTGACGGAGGAACAACTCCAACTGACTACAACAAAACCTCTGGAGCAGTCTATCAAGCACCTCGCTTCGACTACGACAAAGACGGAAATAGCAAGGGGCTTTTAATTGAAGAGGGGAGGACGAATTTATTTAAATATACCGATTTATCTAACTCTTCGTCAGACGGATGGGATTGGCTAATTTCGGGATCAGGCACAACGATTGCAAATGCAACAACTGACCCAACAGGCGGAAACAATGCCGTTAAAATTATTGCAAACACAAATAATACGTTAAAGCTGTTTAGTGTAAATTCAGTCCCGACTGTTTCTTCGGGAACAACAGTCACAGCTTCTCTGTACGTTAAAAACGCAGGAGGACGATACGTTGTCTTTTATCTTAATGACAGCGGTAGTAGAATGTTGCGAGTTGATCTTCAAACAGGACAGATTACTAGTAATTCGGCTGACTCAGGAACTATAGAAGCTCTCGCAAATGACTGGTATCGAATTTCTTTTACAAGAACTTTAGATGCTAACTTAGGAAGCGTTTTCATTAGCCCCTCTTTAAATGGTCAAGATGTTTCTTTTGCAGGAGATGGATCAAACGGAATATTTGTCTGGGGCGCACAATTTGAGCAGGGTTCCTTCCCAACATCGCTCATACCAACCTACGGAGCTACTGCAAGTCGTTCGGGAGATGTAGCTAAAGTAGACAGTCTTGCGTTCAGTCGATTCTATAAACAAGGAACAGGGGGAGCTTGGCTTGTTGATTCTACTGAATTAGCTGAAGATAGAACCACTCCATCAAGTCCATTTCTAGTATACGAAAGTAATGGTTCTAAATTGAGGGTAGGTCCAAAAATTGGTGGAGGAGCTACCAACACAATCGCTGCCTATTATCAAGATGGTGGTGACATGATTTATAGTGCAGGATCGTCTTTAGGAACTGTCACCAAAGGCGTTAAGTCTAAGCTAGGTATTACCTTCCAAACAAACGACGGAGCATTTACTCGTGATGGGAAGAACCCAAACGTTGACACAAGCATCGCAAATATTTATTCACCGACTGTACTGAGACTTGGGGGCAATGGATCAGGCACTACAGTCTTTTGTGGTCACATCGCTAGACTTCGTTATTACAATAAAAGAATTTCAAACAACAAACTAAAGAAGGAAACAGATACACCTTTCTTATTAAACAAATACCCAAGAGCCAAAGCAGCACACTCTTTAAGGGCTTTAATGGATGACTCAGCTAACTCTCCAGTTACCAGGATCAGAAGAGAATACGATAGCTACGAGGCAGATTATACGGCTGCTCAAGTAAGTAATGGAGACTTGGAAAAGGACTTTAGGAGTACCGACCAAACCACATTGCCACTCGATGTAAGTGTCGAAGCTGATGAAATGATCGTGGGTGGAGACTTTACGGAAAAGGTAACCAACGGAGGATTTGATTCAGATAGCGGTTGGACAAAAGGATCTGGAGCGACCATTGGATCTGGAGTTGCTACGATTGCAGTAACAGGCGGTGGCTACACCTACATTAAGCAGAACCTTACTTACGTAGCAGGAAGAAAATATACAGTCATAGCTACAGTTAATGGAACTTCTAGTAAGCAGGTACGTATTTTAGATCACGGATCGAACCAAGGAGGATTACAGGACACTCAAACATTAACTACTTTAAATGGAAGCGATCAAACATTAACATTTAATTGGACAGCAAACAGCAACTCAGACTCTATCCAGTTTGACAGAGTGGGTACAGGCGATTGGTCTTTTACAGTAGACAACGTATCCGTAGTCGAGGGGAGTTGGAGTTTAGGAACTCATTTTAGAGTTGCTGAAGAAGGCAATCGAATTGAAAGGTTTGCAGGAGGGAGTTCCGAAAATTCAGCGTTTACTCAGACCATTCCAATAAAGAAAGGGCGTACATACAAAGTTGAATATGATGTTACTCACACGAGCGGAAACAACTATACTAATGTCTACATCAATACTGGTAATGGGTATATCACCACGAATCAGTTAAACGGAAGTGGTCATAGTTCGGATACATTTTTAGCCCTAACGAATGGAAACTTGTTGATGCAATTTTATGGCATTGGTGACTTTCGTGGCTTCTGGGACAACGTCTCAGTCAAAGAGGTCAACCCAATAGCAACGGGCTTCTCTACTCGTAAGATCAATTCGAGTTACACTGGAAAGGCAATGCGTTGCAGGAATCAGGGAAATGTTGAGGTCGAGGTAGGCTTCGACTCTAACAATGAGATAAGCCTGAGTAGTCCTGTTACAAACACTAGCCAAAACCTTCTTGCATACAGTGAGGACTTTGGGCAATGGGGCTACCACTCAACATATACACCAACACTTCAG